AGCCCGAAATGTCCGTTTTATCCCAATTAAGAAGATTAAACCTTTTTCCCTAATCCTATTTGACATTGTCTGATATGACTGCTAAACTTAATTAAAACAACCGAAAGGACAAAAATGGCTCATGAGTTAGAAACTCAAAACGGTGTTGCAAGTTTTGCATCATTCCGTGAACCTGCATGGCACAATCTTGGTACTGTATTTGATACTGAGAAAAATACTAACGAAATGTTAGTTGCTGCTAATCTTAATAATTGGAATGTTAGACTAGAAGATTTAGAAATCCCATCTAGTTTAGTATCTGATAAATCTTACCAATATGTTGTTCGCACTAACCCTACTGATAAAACTCAAACTGATGTTTTGGGAATTGTTGGTGAGCGTTATGTTCCACTACAAAATGAAGATTTGTTTTCATTTGGTGATAACATTCTTGATGGTGGGGGTCGCTGGGAAACTGCTGGCTCAATTCGTGGTGGTCGTGTAGTATTTGGCTCTCTTGCATTAGAGCGTGAAACTGTATTAGACCCTAACGGCGTGGCAGATGTTGTTAAAACTTATCTGCTTATTAACACATCACATGATGGCTCAATCGCCATTCAAGCAAGCATAACACCTGTTCGCGTTGTGTGCGCTAATACTCTTAATGTTGCACTCAATCGTACACGCAAGAAAGACGGCGTAAAGCAATCTTTTAAAATCCGTCATACACAAACTGCTGAAGGCAAAATAACTGTTGCTCGTCAGGCACTAGGCATGGCTAATTCTTACATGGACGAATTTGATAAGATGGCTCACGCTATGATAGCAAAAGAAATCTCCGCAAAAGATTTCAATGACATTATTCTTGCTGCTTACCCTAAGCCTGATTTAGACACTAAGGGTGCTGTAAAGAAATGGGAAAACAAGGTAGATATGATTAACGATATCTATACTGGTGAATATAACGGAATGATTAGTGGAAATGCTTGGGGTGCGTTCAATGCACTAACTGAGCGTTTAGACTGGTATCGTTCTGCTCGTGGTGGTAATAGCGAAAGCATGTTTGCTGCTGCTTCTGGATTTGACCCTGCAATTAACGCAGAGAAAAATCGTTTGCTAACTATTGTGCAAAATACTTTGCAACTGGCTTAGTAAAAAAATCCTGAGCATGATTTAAAACTGCTCCGCTGGTCCCATAGATCAATTGGTTAGATCGTTACCCTGTCACGGTAAAGGCTACGGGTTCAAGTCCCGTTGGGATCGCAGGTGCCCGAGTGTAACATTTTTGTTATAATTGTATTACGTTGAGATGATATTTTTCCCATTTTCTCATTACGGATAGTTGACATTTTTCCCAGTTTCATGTAAAATATTAATATGACCCTAAAAACCGTAGAAAAACTAAGAGCCATAACAGTTGGAAACCTTGTAGATGAAATCTATAATGATAACTACTCTCACCTAGAGTTTATGGATAACATGGGTGGAGACTGCGATTGTGTTATTCACACTACCCTTGAAACTATCCTAGAGTATTGGGAGGTAAAGTAATGTTAGGTTATACGTATAAAGATATACAAGCCTTTGGTAATAGTTTAACTTGGGCTATTGATACCGCCAAAAACCAGGGGGATGAACAAAACTACAAACAATTACTAATAGTATGGGACTTCTTTGAGGGACTACTAGCAGAAGGGTACATAGATGAGAACACATACTATGGATAATGACTGACCTGGTTGCCGTTCATTACTGGTCAGATATGGCCAACCTCACTCACGTATCACAAGTAGAACTATTTGACTTCTGTGCCTGTGAGGAGCAAGAGTACTTCCCATACGATGACTGTCCTGTGATGTAGATCACATCTCTATACCTTGCAAAATTGCAGGTATTTTGTTAAACTTGTATTAAGACACTACAGAAAGGAACCCAGATTGCATACACTACATTGGATAGCAACAAAAGCAAAAGATAAACAAGAAGCCTTTGACATCGTCACTGTTAGTCTTATGCCTAATGAAGACGGTTATCGTTTGGCTGACTGGTCAGACTGGCATGTTGTAGGTGGTGGCCGCTACTCTGCTTCTGCCTATGAACCTTCACAAGATATGATTATCTCATATGCTGATAAGCCTGAACAGTTTTTAGAAATAATATCAGACATTAAAAAGTATCGCATTAAGTTTATGAATGAGAAACTAACTAAACTTGATAACGCATTTGATAGATTGAAATCAGATATCGTTGATTATATTAGCAATGATTGCAAACCAGAAAGTAATCAAAGATTTGATTTTTCTCGCTGGGATATCCAAGAAACCATAAACATGCTTAATGGTAAGTGGACACCTGACAGTGCGTTTTATGACCACAATGAATTTACTTCTGAGTTCCACTATCTTGAAGAGCGCCTTGACAAACCTGAAGAGGCTGCGCTACACTATCTAGTACCTGTAGACTTCCACTTCTAAGGAGAGCGATGAATAATCTTGACTACGAATTTTCACCACGACTACAAAAGTTAGTAGACATGGGTGAATCAGGTTTGAACATCATTCATGGTGAATTAAAGAACCTTATGCTGGCAGCAGAAACACAATTAGATATTGCTCAGAAGGCTGAGGCTGAATCAGAAGAAGCAATGGATTCAATACAGCGAGCCTACTGGGAAGGTCAGATTGACGCACTCACGACGGTATATCAACTAACATACGATTTATCATTTGCTATCAATGAAAGGATAGAGACAAATGAATGACCTAATAGAACTTACAGAGGAAGAGTGGTTTGATAAATTCAAGCCAATCCCAAACCATATAGATAGCAATGCCTCATTTCAAACTGAGGATGGCATAGGCTATATGTTTGAGACATATGATGACGAGTTAAGGTTTGTCCAATCTCAGGAGCCTAATAGGATATGGACTTATTGTGATGGGGACGACAGAGGTACCTATATATTTCAGGGTATGCGTATAGTTAATAGGATTGGGTACTTCGTAACTGCCGTGCCCTTTGATGGTAGCAAGGACTATCAGATACAGATTAGCAGCGAGGGTGTTTACGAATGTCCTAACTGTTATGAGATATGGGAAGATGAAGCAGCAGCCTTACATTATGACAAGTTTGAGGATTTGGAAAAATGTGCTGGTTGCGCTACAATAGAAGAAATCAAAGAGATAGAAGAAATGGAGACCCACGATGCCAACTTACGAGGTTAAAGTTACAGGACAAATCACCAAGTCTTTTCGTATTATAGATGCAGAGAGCGATGTTGATGCACGAGACATTGCAGAAAATGAATTCTTAGATGAATATGCTGTAACAATTGCAGATGGTTCAGGAATTGCATGGGACCTAGTTGAGTCAACACAATCTGAGGAGACACTTTAATGGCCATATGGGAAATTGAAGTAATCTTTGAGCCAACAGGCACCTACATGAATTTTGAATATGAGACTGACAATGAAGATGAAGACAGCATCTTTAATGAGATAACTAACCAACTATCAATCGTACCGTTTCTAATTGAGAAGAATGAGGAAGAGTAATGGGAGCACGTTGCACATTCGTTTTTAAACAGTCAGAGGACCTAGCAGTAGCGCTGTACAGCCATTGGGGCGAAGACAGTATGTACGAAGATCTTGCTCAGGCCCTGCAGCATGCAGCGGTACGAAGCGGGGACAGAGAATACTACGTACGTATGGCCATTAGTCATCTACTAAAGGATTCCATTCTGGATGAAACAGGGTTTGGCATCTATGCATGTAATCCTAATGACCTAGGTTTTATGGACCATCCAATAATCATTGACCTTACAGATAATACTATCAGTCATGATAACGTAGGGCACAAAGACATTAATAGTTTTATTAGTTACAATTTGCCCAGCAGTGTCCTTTCCACTGTGGGGGCTTCATAAGCGGAGGTAGGGGTCACCTCTCGCTATAGACAGGGGGAGGCACAGGTTTGTGGTGGACTTGTGCTTCCCCATACTTTTTGATAGAATTGGGATATGGGGTTTATGCGTAGGTCTATTAGACTTGGAATAAGTAAAGAGGAAAAGGTCGCAGGTAGAATAACTACTTTGCTATCTGACTTTACTCTTGACTTAGAAGCCATAGGATTTTATTTAGCAAAGGGTTCTCCCCATATTATTTATACTAGGGCTAATGAAGTATTGGAAGCCATGCAGTATAATAAAGAAGTTGACCAATTAGATAGAGGAGTTTACAATGGCAGGCGGTAATACTTTTGAGAATAAGATAACTATCCTTGCTGAGTTGTGGATGAACTATCGTGATGATGAGGACTTACAAGATTTTGTAGAGTATAACGATTTAGGTTTGCCACTTGCCTATTTCTTGATGAATGAAATTGTTTTGCCAACAAGTCAGTCAGAGTTATATATAAACGAAACCTATGATCTATTTATTGCTTCTCTACAAGTTGCTGATAGAGAGTGGGAAAGTCTTGACGAATTGCTTGGCGACCAGGCATAGCCCTGCTTGCTCGGGTAAACTATATCAAACCACCCAAAACGGACATAGATTTCTCTAAAAGACATTAAGAACCTTTTCTAAAAAATCCCAGATCGTGGGAGATTACGACATTTGTAGAATTTTCCAGATTCATATCAAACCTTCAAACCTTTCAATCTCAAACCTTCAAACCTCATATCTGCCAAACCTTTATATCCAGAAGATATGGTTTGTATACTACTAGGAGTATTGGTATATCTTTTTATCCCCGCCGTTTTTGCGTCCACGCGGGGCGCTGAGTCCTAGTATTAATAGACATTACGAAGCGGGAATTTAAATTGCGAATTATTTAAAACTTTTACCATAGTTATCAAACCTTTCTAGATTTTTTCCTGGTGTTTTAAAAGATTTTGCTACATTTTTGGGGCATTTTTTTAGGCTATAAAGGTTTGACAAACCATTGTTTTGGGGGTATAATGCATGCCAGATATGGGGATAGAAAGGTTTGGAAGGTTTGGGATAGGGAGGTTTGGCCGCCAGAGGATTACGACGCCATCTATAAAATCGCCCAATCACCCACTATCCTCCACTTTCCTCCCTTTTAACTATAATTAAAAAATATCAGTAAGATTTATTTCTCTTATCAAACCATTCTAAATGGCATTTAAAAGCCTTCCAAGCCTTAAATTAGCGGGTATCAAACCATCGCCCTGGATCCATATTGTGCATATTCTCATTATCAAACCAGATAGTTGCACACAGGTTCAAACCTTACTTTTTGGCTATCTGGGCTATCTGGGATATGGGGATATCAGGCTATATGGTTTGAAAGGTTTGTTATTATACTGGTGGTTATGGGGATACTTTTGACTTCCCCGCAAAAATTTGAGATAATAGATTCATGTCAAGAACAATCATATGTCCTATCTGTAATAAAGAATGGGAACTTAGATGGGCTATCTTTGCTCACGACTCATTGGCTAGGCATATGAAGGATACTCACCGATAGTGCCCTTGTAGGGCATTGGAAGGTTTGATATCTCTTTCCGTCGCCGAACTTCAAACCTCTATTTTCGCCTTGCTTTTACCGCCGAAACTTGATACACTAGATACATGCATACCTACGAATTTATTTGCGAAAGATGTGAGACCACGATCCACATGGAAATCCATAAGAAACTAGACTACAATTTTCACTGCCCCTGTGGTAGCAAAATGACATTAATCTTTTATCTTAAAAGCCCAGATGTTAGGGCTGACTAATGGATACAAACCTTACTTGGGCGGAAGAAGATGTTAATCTTTGGAAGGGTTGGACTTACAGCCTTGAAAAAAATCGTTATTACTTCAATGATATAGGTAATGAATCACTTGCTGATTTTTGGGCAGATGAGTTTTTAAACCAGGCATACATATAGAATGGGAAACTTATGATTAGGACTAAAGAGTGGCGAGTTACCAATAGGTCTTGGCTTAGTATTGGTTTTGCTCCCCGCAGAATTGGGTTAGGATTTCACGTAGACAGATTTTGTTTTAATATTGACTTTCTTTGGTTTTGGGTAACACTTGAATACTAAACTGAATCAAGCCCATGAGTGAAGATATTGTTGACCTAGCCATTTCAATGGCAGAAATAGATACGGGCATGCAGTTACCTTTAGAAGAGCGTGAGGAAATGAAGCAGAGGATCCTAGCAAGGATAAAGAGCCTCAATGAATGATAGACTTATACTATGGAGTCTGACAATTTAAAGAAAAGGATTTAAAAATATGAATAAAGAAGAAATAAAATCATTTAAGAACTATGTTGAGCCAGAAGATGCTAAATCATTAATTGATTTAATGGATGAACTAAAGTCAAAAAATCAACTCAACAATGAAAGAGGCGATGGAACGTTTAGATTATATAACTCTGACGAGCCTGTCTTAATTAATTTTGTAAAAAAGTATTCAGACAAATTTATTGAAGGTAAAAATCTTTATTCAACAGAGAATTTAGTTGCCCTTTATGAAGAGGGTGCTTTTATGAACGTTCACAGAGATGTTGAAGATGATTCTGAGACTGTAAGTACAGTAATTTATTTAAATGACGAATATACAGGTGGAGAGTTGTCCTTTCCAGAGATTGATGGTGGTTATACTTATACCCCCGAAAAATATGAATTAATCCATTTTCCAACCCCATATCTACACGGAGTAAATCCAGTTAAATCAGGTAAAAGGTATGTTATTACAATTAGTTATACAGATAAAATAGAGTATAAAAATCCAAGGTTTTAAAATAAATATGTTTAAAAAAAAGCCAATACTTCAATATGAGTCTGCAATAGAACTATATCCAAATATTATAACTCCAGCAAAAAATCATATTCCAGAATGGTATAAAAAAATCCCTAAATGGAAAAATAATGAATTATTTAACATAGAAAAAGGATTTGGACATACATTAAAACAATGTATGCCATTTCTAGATTCTTTTACAACTGGATATATGATTGTTTTGCCACATGATCTTTACATTAAAAATAATCACGGTATTCCACTTCTTACTTATCGTAATGGCATTGAGTATCCCCCAGAAACAAGACCAGAAGTTGCAGATTTAAATTTAATTCCATCAGGATGTTTCCCAGCAGAGTATAGTTGGCTTACTGGAGTTGCAAATACAATCCCAATTGGGTATAGCCTTCTACTAACTCATCCATTAAACAGGCATGATCTTCCATTTGTTACTCTTAGTGGTGTTGTAGATGGTGGGTTGATCATGAGTCCTGAAGGTAGAATTCCATTTTATATTAAACAAGGTTTTGAAGGTATAATTCCTCAAGGAACTCCTATAGCACAGATAATACCATTTTATCAACAAAATTGGTTTTCTAAAATAACAAAAGGATTAGTTAAGAATAGTAAAAAACATAATAAATCTGGAAATCAAGTTATTAATGGGTGGTATAAAAAAACATTCTGGACACGTAAAAAATATGATTAATTTATCCTAGGAAATATTAAATTTTAAATAATCAAATGAAAGAGCGTAAATGAAAAAAATAAAAAAGTTTGAAGAGTTTCAGAAGCCTATTGATTTAGTTGTTCATACTAAATGTCCAGATAAATGGTTGCTTATAGATAGAGAAACTGGAGAGGTATACAAAGGTAATTATGCGGGGCACTGGGATAGGCTTGATCCAGTTATTAAAAATAAACATAACTTTACAAAACAACCTGAGTAGGATATAATTATAATATGAAAAAAATAATTATAACCTCTTTATTGCTTGTATTGTTAATACCAACTACACATTCTCAGGCTGCAACAAAATCCTTAAAGACTAAAGGAAATCAGGCTTCTTGTAAAAATATTAAAACAAAGTATGTCTCAACGGTAATGTCTAAGTGGTCTAATGGTTTAGCAAGTGACAAGGATGTGTTAAAAGAGATAGATTTAAACATTAAAATGTTAAATGAAAGACAAAAGCCTACAACTGGTAAAATCAAATCTGTAGTTGGAGAATGGATTAAGGCAGAAAAAGATACTAAAAATGCCTTAGTAGATAAAAACATTGATGGCTTAATTGCTGCAATGAATGTAAAAATCAGGCTAATTACTGAGTTTCAAAAACTATGTAAACTTAGTATATAATGAATATATAGAGATAGGGGAAAGTATGGGCGGAAGTACAGGTCAATTTTGCAATCCTTCAAATCATCAACTTGAAGCATATGTAGTAGATTCTGATAAAAATGTTGTTGAAAGATGTACTGTTTGTGGTTGGCAATATTTTCATATAATTACTGATGGCAACGACGCTTCAGTAAAACAATCATTTTCAAGTGACGAATAAAAAAATAACCTTATAAAATATGTTTTGCGAGTTTTGTGGTGGCAAACTTATTAATGGTGACTGCTCTAATTGTTATACCAATTCTGCTGCTTTAAAAGAATTTGAGGAAGAAGATGACTAACTGGACTGAAGAACTTAACGACAAACAAAAAGAAGATGTTTGGAACTTTGTTGTTTTTACTGTTAAAGAAATAAGAGAACAGATAGCCAAAGATATTGAAGCAACCATCCCTCTTTGGAAATCAAGGGGCTTTCTAAAGTCTCGTAGAACACAAAGGGCGTTTGAAGCATCTGCTGCAATTGCTAGAGGGCAGAACGAACAAATAGATGGCTAACATAGTTTTTCTTGGTAACTTTGAAGTATCTTATAGTAGTGAGAATCATCATGCTAAGTCTTTAGAGTCTCTTGGCTATACCGTGCAGAAATTGCAGGAAAAGAAAGCAACAAGCGAAGAAATATTAAACGCATCATTAAACTCTGATCTATTTATATGGGTACACACACACAGATGGCAAACCCCAGGATCTAAAACAATGACAGATGTATTAAAAGAATTAAAGACTGCTGGCATACCAACCATGACCTATCATTTAGATTTGTGGTTCGGAATTGAACGTGAAAAAGATTTAAAGAATGATGATTTTTATACAAACATAGGTCACTTCTTTGCTACAGATAAGTTAATGTGTGATTGGTTTAATGAAAATACACAGGTCAAAGGACACTTTCTTCCTGCTGGAGTCTATGATAAAGAATGTTATATCCATGAAGAATATGATCCTCATAACTTTGAAAATGATATTATCTTTGTTGGTAGCAAGGGTTATCATCATGAACATAAATACCGTCCAGAATTAATAGACTTTTTGAGAAAAACTTACGGCAAAAGATTCTTACACGTTGGTGGAGATGGAGATACTGGAACTGTACGTGGAGATGCGTTAAACCGTATCTATGCTAAAAGCAAAGTAGCGATAGGGGATAGTTTAAACATTAACTTTAACTATCCTTACTACACTAGTGATAGGTTGTTTGAGAGTACTGGTCGTGGTGGTTTTACTATCTACCCTCGTATTAAAGGGCTTGAAGAATACTTCAAAGACGAAAATGAAATTGTATTTTATGAACACGGTAACCTAGAAGATCTAAAAAATAAGATAGACAAGTATTTGTTGGACGGGCTATCAAGAGAAACCATCAGACTTAACGGACACGAAAGAACAAAGAAAGAGCACACATATGTCCACAGATGGGGTACAATTATAAGTGAATTGGGGATAAAATGAAAAATATAGCAATAACTGGTGCCACAGGGCTGCTTGGATCTCACCTATCAAACCACTACTTATCATTAGGTTATAACGTATTTGTACTGCTAAAAGATGAGCATAGTCGCACAGAACTTTCTAAAGATGTAAACAGGGTGTATGGAAGTATTAATAATAAAGTAGATGTTGATTTCTTTATAGAAAAATCAAGACCAGATTATTTTATTCATCTTGCAGCACAGACACAGGCTTATGATTCAATCAAATACCCATACAATACATTTTATACAAACGCTGTTGGAACTCTAAATGTTCTTGAGTCATTAAGAGAATACAAAGAGTGCAAATCAATCATTGTTGCCTCTAGCGATAAAGCCTACGGCGAACTAACTAACGATGAATATTTTGAAGACCACATTCTCAATGGCATATATCCTTACGATGCATCTAAGTCTATTACAGACATTATGTGTAACTCTTATAGAAATACTTATAGCATGCCAATTGTTACTACCCGCGCTTGCAACATTTATGGAACTGGCGACAACAATACACAAAGATTGATTCCTGGAATTGTAAAAGCATACAAAGAAAATGCATTGTTTACAATAAGAAATGATGGAAGAGATGTCAGAGAATACATTAACGTTAAAGATGTTGTTTCAGCATACGCCAGCATACTTTCATATGGAGAAGAAATAAACAATATTCCATCTTTTAACATATCATCTGGAGAAAGATATTCCACCCTTGAAGTATTTAACATTGTTAAAGGTGTCATTGGTAAAGAAATCAAACATGAGATAATTAAGAGTGATGGATTTGAGATTAAAAAGCAGTTTATGAATTCTTCCTTGCTGCAAGAAAAAACTAACTGGAAGCCAAGTCATACTATGAAAGATAGCATGAAAGAAATTGTTGATTTTTACATGGACAGTAAGTGAATATAAACTTTGGATGTGGAAGCATTCAGCCTTCTAATTGGACTAATATAGATATTGATCCAGAGTTTAATACAGAGCATAAAAATTTAGACTCAATAAATGATAACTCTTGCGATATTATTGTTTGTCATGCAATAGTTTGTTGTGTTAAGTATCATGATATTAAAAAGGTATTGTCAGAATTTTATAGAGTTTTGAAGCCAGGAGGGGTTGTAAGAATTAGCCTTCCAGACATAGTTTCTGGATTTGATGCATATAAAAATAACAATATTAGTTTTTTTCCTAACTCTGAAGATGACTTAGACAATAGATTTTCTGCATGGTTAACTTGGTATTCACAATCAGCATCACTGTTAACAAGTAAAGCCTTACAATATAAATTAAAGAGCGTTGACTTTGGTAATGTTTCTGAAACAAAATTTAAACAAACAGTATATTCAAATGAAAAAATTTATGAACTTGATACAAGAGAACATGAATTTTATTTTGTAGAGGCAATAAAATGACAGAGATGGTTAAAACAATACTAAATGGAGAATTTGAAATAGTTCTTCCAAAACATCGTGCAGATAGACCAGAATGGCACAGTGAATCAGGTTGGGAAAAGTTAAGGCTTAAATCAATGCACAATAACATTGGTAAGGGTGATGTTGTTTATTATGTTGGTGCAGAAGAAGGTGAGTTTCCAGCGCTTTGTCAAATGTGGGGAGCAGAAGTTGTATTGTTTGAACCTAATCCTAAAGTATGGTCCCACCTTCCAAGAACTTGGTCTGCTAATAATCTAAAACTTCCAATGGTCTGTATACCTGGATTTGCTTCTGACAAGATAAACAATCTTTCACGAATATATTGCAACGCATTTCCTCCAGAAGCGGAAGAAGAATATCTTGATATTGCCCATGGCTTTAAAGAGTTATACCTTGAAGGTGATTCTTATGGTCAGATAACTATAGATTCTTGTGTTTATGATCACGGGATTAAGCCACCTACCGCCATTTCCTTGGACGTAGAGGGCAGTGAATGGAGGGTCCTAGGAGGGGCTGAGAAGGTGCTTAAGCAGCATAAGCCTAAGATTTGGTTATCTGGACACCCTGAATTTATGTTACAACAATGGGATGAATCCTTATATAGTCTTAGACAATGGATAAAAAATTTAGGATATAAAGAAACATTGCTTGATTACCAACACGAAGTTCACTTGTTCTATGAGTAGTCTTATATTTTGTTCACATACAGATGATGGAATTTTTTCTTTAGGGGATTACATCCTTGATAGTAGTGATGATTTTACAATTGCATCTGCATTTGCTGGTATACCAACAGATGATGCTGGATATAAAAAGCATACTACATTAAGAAAAGAACATGATGAAGCCTGTTCTATGGTAAATGCTAAAGTTATTAATGGAGATCTATTAGATGATGTTTATGGTAAACAAAATGAAGATGATTTAATAAATTGGATAAAAAGTATAATTGTAGATTTTGATAATATATATATTCCACTAGGAGTTCATCATCCAGACCACGTATTTTTATCAGATACCTTGTTTAATTTAATGAAGCATTTTGATAAAAAATATTTTGTATATGCTGAGTTGCCATACAAATTGTCATATCAAGATTTGTATGAAACAAGATTAAAAATATTTACATCACTTTGTGGTTTAAAAAAAATCAACACTAACTTTACAAAAAATAAAACTAATGCAATAAAAAAATATGATTCACAAATAAAATACGCAAACAATCCATATATTGTAGATGAAAAATTATTTGCACAACTTATTGTAGAAGAAGAACTATGGGAAGTTTTAATATCAGATCATGCTAAAGTTTTTTGGGACAATGCTGCAAAAGATTTAGATGTAAGATATAAATATATTGCAGATGAGTGGGCACCTACTGAAACATTTTTAAATCTTATAGAAAATAATAATGACTCTTGGAATAATGTTTTAGAGATTGGATGTGGAATAGGAAGGCTGCTCGTTCCTCTTGCAGAGAAATATAATGAATGCAACTTTTACGGAATAGATATATCTGATGAAATGATTAAACTTGCACCTAAGAAAGATAATATAAAGTATCAAGAACTTGCAGACAACCTTGATCTTGTGTACTCAATGCTAGTCTTTCAACATATTAATCACCAAGAAAAAATTAAATATATAAAACTTGCTTATGAAAAATTAAAAGTTGGTGGTATTTTATTCTTTCAATTTGTTGTTGGGGAAGAAAATTCTGCATACTCTTATCAAACATCAAGGTTTGAAATTGACAGAATATTAAGCGATGTAGGATTTAAAAACTTAATCTTTACAGATCATATGCATCCTGAATGGATGTTTGTTAAGGCTACAAAATGATTAGCGCATACCTTTATTCAGTTAAAGAAGAAGACTGTGCTGCTGATAAGTGGGACTATGGTTTATTAAAAGAGTTTTTTGATAAAAATAATATTATTCCAGAAAGAGTTACAACATTACTTCCTAAAGGTAGAGCGTTTGTTGTTGTGCCTGGACCACAAAATATAGGGCATGAGGAATTAATATCCGATGAGTTAAACAAAATAGGCAGGGTAGTTTTATTTATTACTGGTGATGAAAGTGGATCTTTTGATGTAGATAAGATTAAACATAGCAATATTGAGATATGGATTGCATGTCCTCATGATAAACATAAAAAATATAATAGGTTAGCCCTTGGCGTTCCGCAACATTTAAGTAAAAACTTACCAGAGTACCAAGACAAATCCTATGATGTATTTTTTGCAGGGCAAATAACCCATGCAAGAAGAAAAGAACTAGCAGAAGTAATGCCATTAATACCAAACTCTGTCTATGAACCAACTACTGGTTTTGCACAGGGTCTAGTCCCTAAAGTATATTATGACAAGATGTTTATTAGTAAAATTATCCCATGTCCAAGCGGTGCAGAGGTAATAGATTCTTTTAGATTTTATGAGGCTATAGAGATGTTGTGTTTACCAGTAGGAGATAGATTAAATTCAAGAATGCAAGAAACAAACTTTTTTACTCTTCTTTTTGGTACAGATTTTCCAATACAAGTTACAGATAATTGGCATAACTTAACAAAAATAATTCCTGGCTTACTTGAAAACTATCCACAAAATATGCATCAAGTAGTTTGTTGGTGGATAAAATATAAAAGAGATCTTAGTATTAAATTAATGAGGCAAGTAAATGCATAAAAGAGACATAACTATAATTATTGCAACATCTGTAATTCCAGATCATCCTAATACTACAATGATAGAACAAACTATTAATGATATACGATTTCATTTTCCAGATAATGAAATAATTATGCAAATAGATGGATTAAGGGATGAGCAACTTAATCGTAAAAAAGATTACGATGAATATAAAAACCGCATATTGTGGAAATGCCTTCATCAATATAAAAATATACTACCAATAATTTTTGATGAACATAGCCATCAAACTACAATGATGAAAAGAACTATTAAACTTATAGATACTTCAGCAATGCTTTATGTTGAAGGTGATGCACCTTTAGTTACAGATTATGAAATTGATTGGCAAAAGTGTTTAGACATGTTAGAACTTGGTCATGCAAATACTATTCGTTTTCATCATGAATCAGAAATTCCAGAGCCACATAAACACCTTATGATGGGGTTAGAGAATGGCTTTATGAAAACAGCACAGTGGAGTCAGAGACCACACTTAAGTACTGTAAAATATTATAAAGATATAGTTTTACCATTCTCTGATGAAAAAACCTTTATTGAGGATAATTTTCACGGCAAGGTTCAAGATGATATTTTTCCTTATAATGCTTTTAGTCAAGAAGGATGGGATACACACAAACTTTGGATTTATCACCCAGAAGGACAGATCAAACGTTCTTACCACTTAGATGGTCGTCAGGGTACAAGAAAATATACTAAGGATGATGATGCTTGGGGGTATAAAGAATGAGACTAGGAATCATAGCAAGATCAGATAATACTGGCCTTGGTAATCAGACTAGAGAATTAGTTAATATGCTTAGTCCTGATAAGATTCTTTTAATTGACTCTACCCCGTTTAATAATAATAAGCAACATCCAGAATGGTACGACCAATATAGTTGTATTAAGACACAGGGTTTTCCATCTGTTCAACAGATAAAAATGTTTTTAGGAGATGTAGATGTTGTACTAAGTTGTGAGACCTTTTACGATCAAAACTTTATAAGGTTTGCAAATAGACGGGGAGTAAAAACCATTCTTCAGTATAACTATGAACTGTTTGGTCACTTAGCAAACCCAGAACTGCCCTTGCCAAACGTCCTACTATCTCCTAGTTTATGGCAAATTGAAACAATTCAAAGTATGTTTGGAGATAGAACAAAGGTAATTCATCTTCCACCTCCAACTACTCCTGAGTTATTTGCAACTGCAAAAAATAATAACATCTCTAAATCACACAATAGACTATTACACATTGCTGGGAAAAAGGCAGCAAAAGATAGAAACGGTACTGAAACCGTAATAAATATGCTAAAGCACTCTAAAGCAGATTATGAATTAGTTATTAGAAGTCAAAGTGAAATAGTAACTAATGTAACAGACTCAAGACTAAAGATTGAAATTGGTAATCCAGAAAACAGGGAAGATATGTATAATGGCTTTGATGCTATGGTATTGCCAAGACGATATGCAGGACTATGTTTACCAATGAATGAGGCTTTGCTTTCTGGTCTTCCCGTTTTTATGACAAATGTTTCACCTAATAATCAGATCTTGCCACAAGATTGGTTAGTTGAATCAGACTCTATAGGAACAATTAGAACAAAAGTTAGAATTAATTTGTTTGAAGCAAATAATGTTTTGTTAGCACAAACAATTGATAGGTATATGTCTATCAATGATAAAACTAACTATAAGCAACAGGCCTATAATTTAGGATTTAACAACTTTGCACCAACAATATTGAAAGATAAATACTTAGAACTTATTGCTCAAATCTAGTTTTTTTATTAAATTTAGTTTTAAGTATTTTATTAAATATATTATTAAATGAACTATCTGCACTAGATAAATAGGTATGATCATCTATGTTTAAATTATAAGACTTAAGAACTAATGGTCCAGAGTTGTAAACCTTGACGTCTTCCATTTGTGTTCCACCAACATTAAACTTGTTTCCGTATATAGATCTCCATAAAAATTGATCTAAAAGTTCTAGAACTATCTTTAATTTTTCTTTTTCCATAATCATGGGGACGTGGAGTTCATAATCTAAAGGATCTTCAAATCCTAACGCTTTAAGTTTTTTATATGTGCCTGAAAGTTTTCTAGTGTACTGAGAGTTACCATTTAATTTTTGATACAAGTTTATCTTATCTAATAATGAACCACTGTGAAAGTTTTCTATCTTATCTATTTTTTTAATAATATAAAAATCATCATTCATTAAAACAAAAGATTCTGATATTTCTTGTGAAAAACAAATTGTTTGTAAATTTTTTACAGCATTCTTATACTTTGATTCTTTTTGTTCTACTTTTATATAGTTTCCTACATACCAGTCAGGCTTACCACCAACAAGCCATATGTTTGCTTCTGGAAAACTTTCAATGACAGATCTAATTGAATACTTTAGTTCTTCGTTTACTCCATCTTTACATATATAGACAAAATCCATTAATCCCCATTATAAAAAAATAAAGAGGGCAAGTTTTAAAGTTGCCCCCTCTATTAATTAAACTACTTTTTCTTAGCAGTCTTCTTTTTTGGTGCACTCTTAACAGGCACAATCTTACCAAGAGCATCTGAAATTGCTCCTGTATTTGGCAGTACGCCAAATGCCTTGTCATTAGGATTGAGCGCTCTCAATGCAACGGGCGCTAAAGCAGCAACTAATGCAGCCCATAGATCCTTTGGATCAGTTACGCCAGCCATGTAAAGTGCAATTACTGAACCAAGAACAGATCGTCCATATGATGCCAGCATTGCCTTTGTTTTATCGTTTAATAGGTTATTCATTATTCCTCCTAGGATATAACTTTTGTTATTGTTGTAAAACCAATCCATAGACCAACAATTCCTGCGACTCCCGCAAAAACTGGTGGTGCTGGGACTGGTAATTTGAATGCAGCAAATACAACACCACATCCAAAACCCGTAATAGTTGATAACAAGATGTCTCTCATGCTATCTCTTTTCTTGATTTGTTTCTGGTAAAAGGGCTAAAAGTTTTTCGGAATAGTTATCCAAGCCTTTTATCCTTAATTCATCTGAAACCTCTTTAATGGTTTGCTGTGACTTTTCAATGTAATCAAAAGCCCAATCTCTTGAGTCAGATAGGAACTTTATAAAGTTTTCTTTGTGTATTGTGTCGTCAGACATACTGATGCCGTTATCTATTTGAGAGTTTAACTCTTCAAGTGCCCTGGTTTTTATAAAAAGTTCAGCCAACAATAGGTTAGACTTTTTTAGTTTATCAAAGGTAGCCCAATAGGATAGCCCAAAGGAAAAAGACAGGGTAGCAAAAAATATCAAAAACATCATTTCCATAATATCTATTGTACTCTATCCCTAATGACGTGAGTTGTCCAATAGTATAAGCACTTATCGCAACAAGGCTTATTGTATTCACTCTGAATATCTTTATAAAACTGTGCATAATAAATATAATCTTTACGATAAAGGTTGGCTCTATGGGTAATATTGACACGATTTACATGAGATGCTTTACTCCAGACTGGCTTATCAGTGCCCCACAGATGCCCAGAAACGGCCTCTAGAGCCTCTACATTGGCCTCATTCTTGTCTGTCTTAATACCTCTAAGCCTAGCCTCTTTAATCATGGCATTTGTGTATATACGTAATGATTTTTCAGCGTTCTTCCACATCAATACTGCTGGATGATTGCGCCATGCTCCTGAAGGAGATTGATTAGATAAAACTTTAAGTATCTGATAGGACTCCAATATCTGTTTATTTAAACGTTTATTATCAAGAGTCTCAGCACATTGATCAAAATCTTTGTATGGTAAAAAGGTTTGCATTAGTCATCTTCTTCAATATCAAATAAGTCTAAATCTGATAACTCACTAAGCCTTGAAGCAAAGAATAAATTAATTGCAATAAAAATAGATATTACTGATAATATTAATATAATGATTTTCTTTTTCATTTTGTTTTTGTGACTCCACATCTTAGACAGGCTGAATAACTTTTACCAGTAAATGGACAAGAGCCAGCGTCAACAAGGTTATGTGATTTAATTTTACAAATAAAAAACAGACCAATCTGCTTTATCATTTTACTGCCTCTCTTGTAACTAATACAATTGCTCCATTTATCTCTAAAGCCTTTTTTATTTGAACAACATACTTTAATGCTTCTATCTTTTCATCATGTAACATTTTTAGAAATTTATATTCATCTAATTTTACTGTAAGGAAGTGCTCATTGTCAATAATCTCTATGCCAAATCCTTTAGGCGGTGTGATTGAATGTACAGCCCTACGCATTTCATTTGTATACATTATTTTCTACCCCATTGAATATAATTCCATCCACGTTCGTGTCCATAATAAATAAATACTTTAACCACTGTTTCCCAAAATGCAATTGTTATAGATAGTGAAGCATTTTTTGTTATAGCATAAGCAACAGCAACGGAGGACAGCGTTCCCCATATGCGATAACTTAATGCTTTAACAAATGATCTAGTCTTCGTTACTTTCATGATCTATATCTTCCTCAAACATGCTTTTAACAAATCTGTCTTCTGCATCTGCAATCCCCTGTCCAACATTAGATGCCCAGTTCACGACGTTTTTCAGTAGCCGAAATAGCATGAATGTCTGCCCCCAAATCTATTTGTTCAATCTTGTATCCCACGTCACGGCCATAGACAATGTTAGTAATGTTTGGAAGTCTAAGTACCATTGATCCATCCATGAACTTATCTTTAGCAATATATTCTTTTACCTGATCAAACTTAAGTGGATCTTTTTCACTTGTATTGTATGTATTGCGTACACCAAGTAATACTTGATTGGTTCGCTTACCCGCTTCTTTGTATAGAGCATGGTGCCCATCATGCCACGGTTGATAACGACCAAGCATAAGTGTTGTTGGTACAGACCAATCGTGCAAACCATGTTTTTCAATTATGTGAGATGCTTTTTCTTCAGCATTTAGTTCATGATTAGAAAAGTATACGTTAGCAGTTTCAGGACGCTCAAACATTTTATTTGTATCTTCAAAACGACTTTGCGTAATCGTGTCCATAAATATTAAAATATTAGGCTTACCAAATGCCTCACGAGTTTCTTCTGTTGGGCAAACAAAGTCTACAATGACTGGAGCAACTCCTTGATTTGCAATAAGCCTTGCCATAGCCCCCATACGTCGTGCCTGCTCTATACGATCTTTGACGGTAAATCCAAGATCAGAGTTTACTGTAGCACGTACCGCATCTGCATTAAGATGAATGGCATTGATACGTTCTTTAAGGGCTTTTGCCAGTTCTGTTTTACCAGAGCCAGGCAATCCAATTATCTGTATAATCATTTTTCCTCCACAATCATTATATCGTATACCCAAAGAAACTGGCTAATTCTCCAACATTTTTTACCACATCATCTATTTGGTTATTGTTTAATTCTTTTTTCCATCTACCAGTGCCGTCAAAAAGTGGTTGATTTACTTGCCAAGACCTGTTCATTTCATGATTACCATTAAAATCTTTGCCGTTTGTTTTTTTAGGATTTTTAACATTAAACCAATTTGTAGGTGCTTTGTAATAAGTTAACATATTTTTATCAAAATCTATATTTAAATATTTACATGTATTTATAAATGTATTTTCAAACTCATTTACAATATCTTCATATTTAATTATATAAGATTCATTATAAAATTTTTTTACATACTCAAAATCTTTTTTAAGTCTATCCATTGTTTTTTTCCAGTCATCAAATCTATTATAAAGTGATGCTGCAATATCTCTTGGATCCCTAATGTTTAATATAAATTTTGTTTCTGGGTACTTTAATTTTATTTTATCTAAAACATATACATGGTTTGGAGTTTTTTCTATTATAGAAGTTTTTTCATTTGTATAGTTGTTAAATATAAAACTATTAATATCATAAAAATCATCAAGAAACATTCTTGTTTCAGTTGGAATTAATAATAAATTTTTATGTGCACCTAAAACTGTTGCCGTAAGTGTTGTTCCAGAATGACCGCACCCAGAAATAGAAATTAGATTTAAATTATTTAATAGTTTATTTTCCATATTTTATTCCATTGTCAAGGCTTGCCAAGTATTTGACCAGTCTTGTTTTGTTTTATGTTTGTTAAACTCTCTTGAAACTTCTCCACCTTCTAGGTATACTCCACCCCAGACGCCCCACTCTTTTCCAGATATGCCATTTGCAAAGCATACTTTTTTTACTGGACATTGTTTGCAAAGTGCGTCAACACCTTTTCTAGATTCTTCATGATCTTCATATTTATCAAAAAATGAATTGTTTTCCATTCCCAAACATAATGCTTCGTCTTTCCACAAATGCTGTTTCAAGATTAATCCTTATACTTATTGGGTATATCCCAACCATTACGACCAGGCTTATAAACTCTATGTAAATACCATTTATCTTTTACTCTAATACCCATAGGAGATGTTTTTGCAACGTCTGATTCTTTTAAATCAATGACATCCCAACCGCTCCATAGCAAATTTTTATTTTTATTTATAATTTTTTCCATTGTATTTAAACTTCTAATAATCATTCTATTCTCCTAATACCTAAAAAGACCAACATCAATGTTGTTGGCTTCTGCAACTAAAACTAATTTTGATTTTGATTCTTTTGGACGACTTAAAAAAGCAAAATAATTAATTTGATTTATATTTTCACTTAACCATATTGGCGCAGCATTATAAAACTTAATTTTTTTCCCTCTTGCTTTCATTCCTCGTTCTGATAAATTAGAAAACTCTGAAACAAAATGATTTATTCTTGATGGACCAGCAGAGTAAATAATAAAATCATTATCTCCATCTTTCATTCCAGATAAAGCAACGCTCATAGCACGAAGGAATACGTTATAGTCGTTAAATTCCTTTGTTCCCTGTACTGCTACTATCATTTGGCCCTACCCCTTGTTTTAAGTCATCAAGTATTGATAACATCTTGTCTAATTCTTTTGTTGGCATATTTTCAATATCTAATGGTTGAATTGTTTCTTCATCTACCCTGCCATTTATAGCGTTTGCGGTATAGAAAACATTGTTCAATATCCAGTATGCACTTCCTTCTGCTATTACGACTCTTAGCATATTTTTTTGAATATGTTTTTGAGATTGTGTTATAACTTTAGGCTTATCAAACCTTTGCTTTGGAACAACATCTTTAACCATTTCATAGATAGAACTTTGTCTATATTTATTTTTGTTTAAAAATACCATTCTTCTTTTGTTTGATATTTTAATTATAGACCAATAAGACAGCAATGTCAAGCCTATAATTAATAAATATTCCATCTTATTTAGATTTTTTGACTGGTTCTTGACTTAAACTTAAAACCATAGAGTTAAGTTTATTAACCTCAAGTTGTAGTTTTAATGACTCTAATTCTACGTCAGATAGTTTTTGTTTATAAAATCTTATTAGTTGAAGTAGTTCATTTTTTTCTAAATTTTCCATTACCCCCTACTTTCTTAGATCAAAGGCAGTTCCCTGCCATATTTTTTCTAGTTTTTTCTTTTCTCTTTCTACAATTGCACGACTCCATGAAAACCCTGCGTCTCCACCCCAAGCATCCCACATAATTCTTCCATTAGATGGAAAATCTGGACCGCTAAAAAATCCTTTACCCTTTTTATCTACTTCGTGACGGGAGAAAAAAGAATACATTCTCTTAACAGTACTGAGAGACATAACAGATCCATTTACTATGTCTGTTGCTCTACCCCAGCCTACTGGAGTTCCTGCCCCCTTAGCCTTGCCATCTGCTTTCCATTTTAAAGCACGACGAGCAGCAGCCTTCATACCAGATGTAGGAGTATACGTATCAGCCATGTTCCTCTATCTTGTTTTTTTCATAAGACTTGCCCATAAAAAATGAACCAATCATTAACAATCCTATTGCTAATGAATGTAAGAAATAAAATGTGTTCATTTTGATTTCTTTTTTTCTTGTTTAGCAGTACGTTTTTCTTTAAGAGTCATCTTTGGCTCTTTCTTTTTATTAACATTACCCTTTTGTTCTTTATTTGCCATTACTTGCCCCTTTTTTTTCTTTTGGATACTTGCCAAGATCCGCTTTAATGCTACCGTCTTTTCTTAAACGAACGATTCTTCCATTTTTTATTTGCAATGGATTGAATGCATGGTTTTTAAAGAAAGATGCTGAAGATTTTTTAGACATTATTTTTCCAATGTCAAAGGATCAAATGCTCCACCCCAAATACTTTTGGTTGTAGATTTTGATTCTGACTTATATGTACCGCCACGGCGTTTATACTCTTGAACTACCCAAGAATTTGCTACAGCAGATGGATAAACATCAAATTTATCTTTTGCTGCCTGAACAACTCTTGCATAAAGTTTTGGATTAGATGGTTCACTACCACCACGTCTTGGTTTAATAAAATCTTCGTAGTTAGGTTTTTCTGCTTTAGACATTTCTTCTGGAATACTAAGTTCTACACTGGTTGTTCCATTGTTTGATGAAGAGATTTCTACTAATGAGTCTTTCCATACTTTAATAGATTCTATTTTTACAACTTCAGAAGATCTAACACCGACACTATATGGTTGTTCTTCCCATACTCCATCTTCATTTTCATAACATCTAACTGAAAGAACTGGATCTTCTCGTGTTGCTTTAATTGAATATTCAGAATCAGATAAACCAAAAATACCTTCAGTCATAACATATTCAACACGACCTACCTCAATTTCATCTTCATCATTAGGAAATATAACAAAATCACCTTCTGCAATCATTGCTTTTTCTAGTGATGGTAAAGATTTACGAGCAGTGCTTGCCCAGATAGCACGAGCCTGTGCTGCTGCCTTAGCCTTAGTTGGGTGACATCCGTGAACTGTTCCGTCTGCGCTTACTGTTGGATAGCCTTCGCATCCATAACTACCTTTTTTACCTGCACGGTATCCACCTGCTGGCTTTCCTTTTCCTGCTGGCATATCAAACCTCCTAGGTTATATAACGATTATATCAGAGTTATTTCTTGCGAGTTAGGCGTTTAAGTTCTTCTATAGCCCAAACATCCTGCTTGCGTAGTTTTGACATTTCTACAGGATCAAAAGACTTATTTGTGATTGTAACTATTGGCTCTTTTGCTAAAAAGTCTATGTCTACATACCCTCTTTCCCATAATGAAAGTATTTCAGCATTAACTCTATTAAGATGATCATGGTAAAGTTCTGGCATTACCTGCTCAATTTTTGAGGTAAATGAATATAATAATGATCCATCTTCAGAGTCAACACCAGCAACCTCAAGCGCTCCTTCAAGAATTAACTTTTCAATCATTTCATTTTCATCCGAAGTCATACTTTTCCCATCAGGATTGAATATCCTTTTGAATAATTTTTTCATGGTTCCCCGTTTCAGCAAAAGTTAAAAACTCTTGCAATTTTTCTTTTGTTTGTGACCCAGTTAGTCTTTGTATTTCTTTCCCTTGATTAATAATTATAAAAGTTGGCAAGGATTGAATTTTAAATCTTTGCACTAACTCCTGCTCTATATCGGCATCAATCATATGAAATTTTAATCCAATTTTATCTCTATTAATCTCATTTACTATTAGTTTAATTTTTTTACATGGTTGGCACCAATCAGCAGTAAAATAAAAAACGTTAAATAAGTTTATTATATTCATTTGAAGAATCTTATTTCTTTCTTTTTCTGCGTGTTTTTTTAAGTCTATATATTTCCCATATTCAAATTCTTTTTCATCTTTCTTCCTCATGCCTGGACAGTAAACTCTTGCTTGCCTCATACACTCTAAATGTAGTGGATGTATATCAGATAAAACAAAATTTCCATCATGTTTTATTTTACTTATATCTGGATTTTTCCATCTAGTGACACTTTCCTCATTTTCTATTTTTATTCCACAATAAGAGCATAAATTTTTATAATAAACAACATCTTCATTTTCTTGAATTAGTCTTAAAAAACTACCTTCATCGTTTTTTGCTTTAGATTGCCAAGGAATGGGAACCTTTGCAGATAGTTTATTGTTGATGCGATGTTTTTTTAAAACCTTAGAAAATGGTCTTGGCAATCCAGCAAAATCTTTAAATGAATCGCTCCATTCAATATTGCCAAAAACTTTATTATTCATTTTTATTTACTAGATTTAACTCTAGCCTTTTTCAATGCATCAAAGTCTTTAACTTTAGTTTCACCAAGGTAGCCCCAAGCATAACCATCATTAATCATTTTATTATTAACGGATTCAGACTCTCCATTAATGTATACCCAGCCAAGAATGCGTCCATATTTTTCAGAGGAATTCATTTTTTCTGTACGAATAACTACAGACTTTGCATCTTTAAGTTGTTTCTTTAAATATTCTTTAGCCTCAATGCCAAGAGCCTTTTCTGCTTTATCTGTTGTGCGTGATTCTGGAGTATCAATACCAGCCAAACGGACACGGGATGCAAATAAAATATCAAACCCTAAATCAATAACAACATCAATGGTATCTCCATCAACAACATTTTTTACTTCTTCAACAAAATACTCGTACATTATACGCCTCCCACTGGTTTGTCTTTAATAAGTTTTTCACGCTCATCAAGAATTTCTACTAAAAAAGCCATCATTTTATTATGTGATTCAGGATTGTTCATTATGTTTTCGTAATGATGATTACAGAACGTTAATTGCCCTGATATACCTTTAACTCTAACTAAGGCTTGTGCTTGACATTTATCACAACGATCATTGGCATTTAGTATGTATTCTTTTGAAATTACGCTTGGATGTTCTTGAACAATGTTGGTCATAGTATTATTATACATCTACTTTCTGTTGTCGCTTGAGTAAAATCCACTACCGTTAAAAATTGCAGCAGGAGCGCTCCAAAGCCTTTGCATGGATTCACTACAGCATATTGGGGATTTATCATCACCGATTGATTTTTCAAATTCAATTTGTGAACAACAGATAGAGCACTTATAATCGTATCTAGGCATAAACCCTCCCTTAAGTTCTACTACAAGTATATCAAATAATAGGCAGTTTTGCAACATGCCCAGGTTGTTATTGTTATTTTATTTTAATTGTTTTAGGTTTTTTGTCTTCAGGAATAACACGAATAATATTAACTGTCAACATGCCATCCTTTAGTTCTGCACTAGATACTTCCATATATTCACCAAGAGCAAAAGATCGTACAAATTTACGACCAGCAATTCCTTTGTGAACAATTTCAGCATCTGTAACTTCTACAATTTCACCTTTAATTATAAGGGTTCCATTGTCTATTGAAACATTAATATCTTCTTTTGTAAATCCTGCAATTGCAATAGATAGACGATATGTATCTTCATCTAGTTTTAGAAGATCATATGGAGGATACGATTGTGAATTTACTTTATGTGCTGTATTTAAACGGCCTAACTCTCTATTAAAGCCAATAAAAAAAGGATCATTGAATAGATCCATTGCAAACTGTGTTACCATTTTATTCCCCTTTCAAGCGAATAAGTTAATATACCCCCCTAATGGGCAGGTATAAAGCAATTATAGCATAAGTACTAAAATACGATTATTTATAAACTTCTTCCAACATTTGGTCCAGAACCTTCTTCTTTGATTGCACGAAAGCAAGTAGTACATATGCCACTGTATGCTTTTTTAATTGCTTCTTGTCTTTCTTGTCCGTGCCAAATTTCTTTAATTGTTTTATCTTTTATATTTATATAAACTGTTTCATAGTTAAAATCTGCACAACATATATAAACGTTACCAGTTGCAGAAATATACAGCGAGTCTGGATTAGAATTTGCACATCCAATAACATTTCCATTATTTTTTTCTTTAATTGCATTTTGATTTGAAATAATATCAAATGTTTCTAAAACTCCAACTCGGTCTCCAAGATTGTTTCTTCCCCATATATTTACTTTTGGTAAAATAGTTTTCATTTCTTTTACTATTTCTGCCAATGTCCCATCGTTTAGATCTGGATTATATGTTGGTGCTTTATCTAAAACATCTAACCAACCGCCATTTTTAAATAAAGATTTTTCGTCAATACCATTTGCCATAATATAAAATTCATCTGATCCAAAAAGATTAAAAAACTGTTCTTGTGCATATTTAAGATTGTTTACAAGTTTTGGAAATATCTTAATGTTGAATCCAGTAAACTCAGACCATTGTTTTTCATTTAATGATGGAACATTTAGTTGAACACTACCAATGATATCTCTATACTCTTTAATTAAATCTGTTTTTTCTTTTGTTAAGTTGACACCATTGCTAAATATGTGTATTTTTATGTTGTACTTTCTATGGAGATCTAGCATTTCTTTAAAGTATGGATATAGTAAAATTTCATTAAAGTGAATTGGAAAATTTTCTATTTTTTCTTCTACCCAAATTCCTCTTCCATCATTTATTTGTTTAAATATATCTTCCATAGTTTCAATTGACATATTTGCTTTATTTTCTTTTGAATTACCAACGTAGGCTACTGGACAAAACCAGCATTTTGCATTACAAATTCCATTTGGGTCTATGTTAATGGTTAATATTTTTTTTATCATTATATCCTTTTGTTATTTCTTTATTATACCAAAAATTAGTACCCCCAAGGGGAATTGAACCCCTGTTACCACCGTGAAAGGGTGATGTCATAACCACTAGACCATGAGGGCCTTAGAGCGAAAGACGAGATTTGAACTCGCAACATCTACCTTGGCAAGGTAGTACTCTACCGTTGAGTTACTTCCGCAACACTTATATTATTTAATCCAAGAATCAAGTAAATTTATTAAAACTTCTACTCTTTCATTTAATAATAATAGTTCAGAATCTTTTATCAAACTTCTGACCTCTTGATTTGTTTTTCTATTTCCTAAATCTAAAGATTCTTTGATATTGTTTTCTATTACAGAAACATTAGCCGTTGAATTTAAAGTCCAACCTTCTTGAATCCCAATTAGTTTTTCATTAGTTACAAAAATATTTCCACTAACAAAAGTTAAAAATCTGTTTCCAAAAATTGTTACAGACGAATCTCCATCTTTAATTTTAATTTCAGTAGGATTTGGATCTATTGCTGTAAATATTTTTGTTTCTCTGTCGTATGTTGTTGTATTTGGGCCAAACCAAACACCAACATTACTATTAGGAACCTGTAAAGCCACTGTGTCCCCACCTGGACCAAATGTTCCATTGGCACAAAAACTATGACAAACAATAGTATTGGTTACAGTTCCATTTGAATCTACAATTGCATATGAACCACCTACACCACCAACTGTTCCACCATTTGATCCACCTACTGTTGGACCAAAATTTGAAGGTGCATTAAAATTAGTTATCAGTTCTGGACCAAGAGGTCCCATAACAACTTCAAAATTTGCATTTGCTGGTTGAACAATAAATACAGAAAACAATAATACTGTTAAAGCATAAGTTATTTTTTTCATTTTACCCCTTAGTTTTCTACTATTTTAATTACTACTTGACAAGGGTCTCCGCCCTCTTCCCACTCTTGTGCTTCTTCTTCACTCATATAAGGATCTCCCTCGTGAGTGTTACAAAACGGTTCTGTTATCCATCCCCGCTCAATTCCATTATTTAACCAAATCTCAAATTCATCAAGACTTGATGCCTCTTCTTGAAGATCTTTTAATATATCATCAAAGTTTGACATATATAAATTATACCTTTAAACGCTTACCACGTCAACTGGACCCATACAAGTAGGGCTAAATTTTATTGCTGAATTTACTGCTCCAACAACACGATTACGAGGATTTTTAGATTTTTCTGTAGCCGATAGGTACCCATAGGCGTACTCTGCTCCTGAACCCATTGCTAAATAATCTAAATTATATTTTGATAGGGACATGTCAATAGCATTGTGTTCATATATTTGACCCTTAATACAAATAATAAGACCTAGATCACCTTCTTTAGTAGTGTCTACCCACCAGTCTTCATAAAAATTTCTAAGTTGTTTAATAAACTTAGTTTGCATAAATTTATCTAAATCTTTTATATCTGGAACATATGGATTAAAATTATATCTAATACGTTCTCCATCTAATGCTCCTGCATATCCAAGTAAATATGGACCAAGTTTCCAAACCTTTGGAGATGTTAACGGAAGAATTGTATTATCATCTGAGGCACCACGATCACCAGCCATGTATATTTTATTAGTTAATTGATCACGCACAACAGCAAGTACGGTCATGGTATTCCCCCTCAGAGTATAACTTTAATTATATCAAAGCATTATTGCTTAGTCAAACACCCTT